CTCGGATCTTGACTCGGCCTCTAAGAGTATAATTATTACCATACTCTTGATCCAACTGCTTCCTCACACTGAACTCACGTTCAGTTGCAAACCCCCTCCGTGACGTCTTATGAACATCAAGGAAGGAGGAGAGCGTGTGAGACACCTTAAGACGGGCTAATAGCATACCCGTCTCTTCGAACGACTGGTTCACACCAGTTTCAATCAAAGACCGAGTAAGGAATCCTTCGATTCCGTCCTTGGCTAAAGTTGGCGTGGCCTCATCAAAGTTACCTATGAGACCACCATCGCCTACACCGGAGGGGATAAAGAACCTAAGAGGCTCTGGAACCCTGCGTTTAAGACGATGCCAAATCCCCCGAAAGCGAGCATCACAACCACAATAAGAATTATGGCGATGAGCAAGCAACCGGATGTTATTAGCCAATTTATAAATTGATTGAACATTTCGAAGCCTTTCTTTGAGAAAGATAGGTTTACAGTCGATCTCACTGAAATAATGAGCTCCACAGGACTCTCGAAAACTCCCAGAAAAGAAACTTTTCTGCTTGTTCACTTGAAATCCAAGAAACTCGCTAAACAGCGAAAAAGTTTCATAACACTCTGAGGGGAGTATTACATCATCCCCAAAGACACTGATGATCCCATGATTTCCATGGTAATCGCATACTGCTTGCGCAGCAGCGAAGAAAATCAGTGATTCCAACTCGAACGTGAAGCCATTCCCCATACTGGAGAATTTTTCCCATCGTAGTGGACGTTTGTCATGAATGCCGATTTTTGATCTCATTGCATCCATAAGTACAAACCATCGTCTGGGTAATAACTCCCGAACGACTTCTGTACTAATGGAATCACTCGCTGACGAAAAATCAATCGTTGCCAGGGCCCCATCTCGCGATGCGGCCTTTGACAACAGCTGGTTTCGTTTCTGAGTGTTGAGATCAATACCAACCCTTTGAAGTCTCCGTCGGATCATAGAGCCAACGCCTTTCTGAAACCAGAGATTTATTCCTGGTTCCACGGCGATGACTCGGTCCGTCTTCGAGTTCTTAGGTACGGTGACAATAGTGTTCCCCTTCTCGAAAGCAAAAGGCATGTCCGGATTTCTTAGGACAAGGTGCTCATGCCAGCGAGGGTAGGCCATATTAAACCATGGCTCTACAAGGGAGTACAAATCGTGTGTTATTCCATTTTCACAATGGAACTTATTGACCGACGAGACATGACAACCTTTTAACAAAGTTGTCACGCCAGGTCCCCAATTTGCTTCATCAACTAACTCATCAGGAGAAAAATCACCTAAAATCTGATCAATTTTCCGAATGGTTGCATTAAGCAACCAGACGCTTGGGCCGTTGAACAACGGATCCAAGTGAGGAGATTTAAACCGGCGATTCGTACGGCTACATAGTTCTTCAAATTTAAAGAACTTTTCCAGCGCTTTATCTTTCTTGCTTACATCCAACTTTAAAAAGTCAGATTTCGCTAGGAAATTAGTTGCTGTGTAGTCGTCCCTAAACCTATAACCATTTTCATAGTCATTTGGCGATATTTCGAGATCAACTAGCTGTTGAAACTCCTGGTTTTTATACAGGAGCCAACAGGTCAAAGACCTCGGCGTATCTAGGGCTGAAAAGAAGTCGAAAATAACAAGGTCAGTATCTGACTCGGCTACACGATGGTTTTGGGCGAGCTTTACTAGCTCACCATTACGTCTCTGAGATGACATAACTTGTTCCCCTTAATTGAACTTGGTTAACTGGGACTCGAATTATCTTCGAGCCTCAGAGTCAAGAAACTTAGAATACAGTTTCTTGATTTTCAACAGCGGCAGTCATCACCGCGTTGGCCAGGAAGTTCTTCAGATACGCCAGCAGATCTTTTCGCTGGGCAACTGTTGAACGTTCTGGCAATACCATATCAATCGTCGCAAGAAGATCGTACGCCTTTGTCGGTGCCGGCTGAATACCGGTTGCCGTAGAAGGCGACGTAACTTCAAGGATGGGGGTTACAACCTTTGCAGTCAACTTGAAGTTACGGCTCGATTTACTCGGGGAACGTAAAGAAAAGGTGACAACGGGATAACCAAGAGCAATACCACCGCTCCGGTCAGCCCATTTTGCAATACCAGCCGGGTCAATATTGACGGGGTTGAAGGTGTGATTCACGGGGGTCGCTTGACCGTCCGCAATAGTTAATGCCGCAATTGCTGACATGGATTTACTTCCTAAGGTTAAGTTTCAAAAGGGCCAGAGCATTGAAAAAATGAGTCACCGACAGCGGATCTTTAAATACAGGTATGATAGGAGCAGGAAAGTCAGACAATAAAACTCTGACGCAACTGACTGATTCATGCCATGATTCCGCATTCCCGGTAAGCTTATTATAATGCTTCCAACCTGCTGGGACCGTCTTGGGCCCATTCCAGACAGATAACGATCGTGCTTGGTTCTTTTTGAAGGTAGTTTCAGACCCATGAAGGAAGTCTACTCCGAGAGTAGCATCCCAACTTGATATGAAATTTCCGATCGGAAGAAACCAGTCCACGACGAAACTGAAAGGCAAAAGCTCCCAGGCAATCAACGCAGGATTTGTAATCCCAAGCTGAGTAGCTGTATGGAGAAGCTCTTGAGACAAGCGGAACCTACAGACGACTTTTACGTCATAACGTGAGGTATACGTGGTAGCACGGGTTAAGTCCCCAATAAAGGAGACATCCGATTTATCACGTTGAATACTCTCTACAGCTGATATAACCTGAATCGGGTTCATGTCAGAGAATCGTTGTTGAAGAACTTCAACGACTCCATAACAATCACTTATCAGAGGATACCAACCGTACTGTAGCTCCAACCAACCCGTGCTTACAGCACGAGACTGGTTCCTACGAAACCTACGAGCGAAGCCCGACCCAGAACTTGGGATGGCAACGCCTAAGGCCTTTGCAGCACCAGCAAAATTACCTCCGCGGAGAGCAGCATAAGCTTTTCCTATACGGGCTATATTAGTAGCCAATAGGTTTACTGTTTGCTCCATCTCGGCTGCGGCCTGAACAAGGTTTACCTTTTGGTCTTTGACCTTAAGACGCGCCTTTGTTCTAACACGCGAGATAACCGCTAACTTTTCTACCGAACTAAGTAGATCAGTTGACGTGGGGTTATAAGTATCAACACGACCTTCCGTATCACTCCACTGCGTTGACCACGCAGAAAGAGGAGACACAGCTGAGTGTTGACGCTTGAGTCCAAAGTTCCGCTGAAACCTCGTTTCCGTGAAATTAAACGGATGAGGTTGCATTGTTTGGATCCACCCAAGAGAGGTTGTACTTACACGAGTGTAGTTCAGATTACCTACAGCGACTAACGACCGAGTCCCCGAAACTTCTTTACCATCACGGTACTGAAGAATATTGAAGGGACCTGGTATATTCTTCGATTGGCTTTCTGTTCCCATACGCGTACTCTCTTTCTAGTTGCAATAATCCCTGATGGGACCGTAGTATTACGTCTTAAGGATGTCTATACCTTAAGACCACCTGATTACTCAGGGGCGATTTGAAAATCAGCCGAATCTCAGCCAAAGTTCAAACTCGTCTTCCGGCAGCTTCTTCTCCAGCAATGAATGCAACTTGGTTTCATCGCCGTCTGCTAGAGCCTTACGTATCATGGAGTACATCTCAAAATCTACAGGATCACCGTAGACCTGGGGTATACTCCAAAAATGCAAGCTCTTCATTTCAGCGATGGTAAACATATTGACCTCATTAAAGGATTGAACTCCGGATAAAGGACTCTCACGCTATTAACTAAGGATTACGTCACAAGTCTCAGTCGCTGCACAGGTTCCGCCAATGATCGACACTCTACCCCTAATGATGGGAAGAGCGT